CAGAGATATTTATCAATGAAATCCTGTTGCCCCTGATTCATATCCTGATTTGGATTGTGATATGAGCCTCCGGTAAATTCCCACCCACTTGCCATAAGATCCGCTATATCTTCCCCCATCGCTCCCAATGTATTTCCAAATGATATGGGAGCAACATTGGAGTGTTCAATATGTTCTACCTCCTCATTGGTATATATAGATGTAACTGGTTTATAATAACCAAGTCCCATATCAATAGAAGATATTACAAGGGGTTTATCACAATCATCCAACTCTTTAATTTCAAAATACTGTTCTGTGATGTCATTATAAAGAGCCATCAACATCCACACGGTAGCCATAACTCTATCATCATGTTCTCCCCCTTTAGCCTTCCAAGATCCATTGGGATAACGCACAAAGTTTTTAAATTCTTTTAGGCACTCTATAGATTTGAATTTCACACTCCGATTCTCATTAACGAAATATCTCATGTTTTGAACGGCTTTATATTTGGTATTGATATGGGAAATCATACCATTCTGTTTATTCTTATGAGACTCCTTAGCCCCCCAAGAAACGAGATTGGGATACATATTATGAACGATGAGGTTATCACATACTCCCGTGCCTTGATTATTTCTCTCTATTAACAATATAGGCTTACCCCAATGGGATGCTATCTCATTCACCTCATTAGTAAACTCAGCAGGTCCGATTGTATTATTGCAGTATTCCGCAACTTGAACAATCTCTTTTGGATTTGTTATATCAAATATCTCTAAAACAGATGAGTCTAGACCGACCCCCTCTGAAACATCCCCCCCGATTGCATATATTTTCTCATGAGAATATTCCTCCCATATTTTATAGTTACCATCTTTTAATATATGAATAGGTTCACAGCACTCAGCCTTCAATGTATCAAATAATTCTTCATCTAAAGAAGCTTGGCCATTATCAAGGAACTCATTTCCATACTCCTGACTAAATGCTTCATATGATCCTAAGTCCTTGATTTGTTCCTTTTTCCACTCTTCATCACGATCTGGAACCTCCCACCAGTCGATTCTTTCATAGTGGAACCTATTTGCCTCTTTAGTTGCATCATTATATAATCGGTAAAAAAGATTACCTTTACCGTTGGGAGTGGATGTAATAAGAATCTTGGAAGTCTTCGCTCTTGATACCGTAGGATACACAGACTTCCAGAAATCTTCAACGATAGATTCAGGTTCGATGAAAGCAAGCTCATCTAGTAACAAAAGATTCACAGCTTGTCCACGGGCAGCAGATCCAGTGGTGGTTGAGATACCAATATAACTACCATTGGTAAATTCGATACTAGTCTGACCCCAATTTTTAACACCCGGCTTTAACCAGTTGGGTAATTGTTCATATGCCATTTTAATACGTTTGAAAATATTCTTAGCAGTGTCTTCTTTGTTGGCAACGACAATGATATTTTTATCGTCCTTAAAACAAGCTTCATGTAGGGCTAAGATAGTCATACAAGTTGTCTTGCCGCTCTGTCTTGAACTGAGAACTATATTAAATCTATGATCTTCAAACGCTTGTAGTAACCTTGTCTGGTAGTCAAATAGATGGATGACTGTCTTACCTTCATCGGGATCGATGATATAGAAATAATTTTCCGCGAAGTATAATAGAGATTCCCTACACTTCTCCATCTCCACAACCATTTCTGTTGTATATTCAAATTTAGCCTCATTAGTGGGCAAATTTTGATTGCCCATATATCGGTCTTTTTTAGCCATCCCCAATATTTAAACACATTTAACATAAATAAGATTATGTCGCACAAAAAAAGCAATCTATCAATCGGAGACATCTACGGCGATATGCTGAAAGGTGTTGAAACTGTCACAGAGTCCACAGTCAAAAAAGGAGGCAATGATCTTGCTGACAAGAACCCAAACCCTCTTCAAGATGGTGGTCCAAAAAAAGGAAGCGGTTATAACAATATCATCGACGCATACAGTGGTGTATATGATGAAGATGAGGAAAACGAAGAGATTGAATATCTAGAAGAAGAGGATGCCGAAGAATGCGCCGACGATTGTGAATGCGCTAAATGTTGTCCTGAAGAAGATGAAGAATCAGAAGAAGAGGATGACGAGGAAGATGACAAACCCGATTTTCTTAAGAAAAAGGAAAAAGTTACAGAATCCGTGAAAAAATCAAAACAAAAGATAAATACAACTATGAGCAAGAAAAGCACATTCGACAGACTATACGAAAACTTTATGAACGACAATTTCGGATCTCAAGAAGATGCGGAAGATGTAGATGCACTCGGTCTTGGGGATGCCCCAATGGACGATGAAATGGGAGATGATGAATTTGGAGACGAAGGCGACACCGTTACCTTCACTCTTGATCGCGCTGCCGCACAAGCCCTTGTAGATGTCCTCCAATCCACTCTCGGTGAAGGTGGAGAAGAAGAAGGCGACGATCTAGATTTCGGAGACGAAGGTGGAGAAGAAGGCGACGACTTCGACTTTGACGAAGATGAAGAAGGTTTCATGCCTACCGACGATGTTGGTAATGATGGAACCGAAAAAGACATCATCAAAGGTGGTCAACACAAACTTCAAGGTAAGAATAACAAAGTCGGTGGTAAACCAAAGGTTTCCAGTGGCAAGGCTTCCCATGAAGTAACTGATAAAGTCGGCAGTGATGGAACCAAGGATGGAGTTCCTAACAATGGTCGCCAAAACAAAGTTTCAAACATTAAGCAAGGACAAGAGTTCTTCCGCTAAGAAAAAATTACCTACTACCTAGGACCAAAAGAGGACGTGATTTATTTTCCGTCCTCTTTTTTATTATTAAATAAACACATGAAACCTTTTCTATCATTCTTTCTGGAATATCGCCATAAAAATAGTGAAGGGATGATTATGCCCTCGGCAAAAGACGGAGATAGAATCAATGGTAAAGATCCCAATAATTTAAATAAAAAACATATAAATTATGTTGGAGAATATGAACCTCTAAGTGATGATGTCCACACTCCAAACAAAATTATCATGGGAGACAAGTTACTGGCAATTCTAGCGGATTATGGAATTGATTTCAAGGTGGGAACGACTGCTAAGATCAATAACTCCCCCAATGCCCTTCAAATGTATCAGAATAAGATGGGTCAACCGATGGCTAAGGTTGTAGCGATTAAATAATCACATGGCTTGTCCAACATACCCTCTTTCTTGCTTAGACCCCTCTCGTATTTTCGCGGGGGTTTATGATGTAAATTGCGGAGGCTTCGCTGATCCTTCTAATTTTGAAGCGGAAAGAGTCATCTTTGATAGTCACTATCATGAATTAATAAACAATTTTGGGGTGGAAATTGGATACCGTGTTAATAACTTTGATATGGAAGAAATGAATTCTATATACGGAGAACATACTCTCATGTATTGGAGCGAACCAGTGACAATTAAGAGTTATATTGAATTGAACGAGGAATCTCCCTTGTATACAATGGCAGGATTTGATTCTCCAGATACAATCACTTCTTATATACATATCAAAACATTTACATCAAAGTTATCAGGATTGAGTGCATTTTCAGACTTGGATATTCCAGTGGAACCTAAAGCACAAGATAAGATTATATTATATCCTCTGGGATGTGACCGTGTATCAGGGAGAGGTGTTAAGATCTTTGATGTAACTGAAGTTCTCGATCAAAATGCGACTGAAATAAATCCAATCATGGGTCACTATATCTGGAGAATTAAAGGAGTTCGCTCTGAACATAATTCAGCTACCAATGAACCAAGAGAAAATGAGAATAATCAGGTGGATGATAATTCATTCTTTGGTAAACTATCATCCGCATTATTCCCATCTCTCACGGGAGAAGACAAGAAATATAGCGAGACGGCAGATGATTATGTTAAGGAGAATGTATTCCCCCCATCCACATCAGGAAATGGTGGAAGTTCTTATGGTGAATATTACTAAAAACACTTGATTTTTTATATTTTTTTCTAAATAGGTTTCATGACCAAAAACAAGGTGTTGAAAAAAATAGAAACGTTGGAAGATAAGATAGCCTTGGCTATCCATAACCTACAAGATTATCTAGATTCCACGGAAGATCCTATCATCGGAAATATGGGAGCAGACTTATGTGAAGCTACCTTAGAGTTCATTCATGAAAATGAAGCTTGTAATTTAGAAGATATCCGTAACCACGTTGAAGAAGCATTTGATGAAGCCTGAAAAAATTCTAATAATTGGTAAAGGTTACATGGGTAATCAAATTTGGGAACATTTCAACAAAGTTCCGATGATAATCTCAGCATCTGAGGTAAATTATCATGATATTAATATCTTATTTCCATACCTTGAAGAAAATGATATTGATACAGTTATCAACTGTTCGGGATTTACTGGAAAACCAAATATCGATGAAGCGGAGTCTAAGAAAGAACTATGTTGGAAGCTCAATGTCACTTCCCCCATCATGGTAAATGATGTGTGTGATTTCTTAAGTATAAAATATATTCATATATCCAGTGGCTGTGTATTTGATGGTTATCAAAAAGATTGGACGGAAGTTGATGATCCTAATTATGGTCTGTTTCAAGATTATAGCTCATTCTACTCTAAATCTAAACATACCTTCGAACATATGTCAAAAGGAATGAATGGGAGGGTATTGCGAATTAGAATGCCTTTCGATAAGGATATAGTATCATCTCGTAATTATCTCACAAAAATTAAGAGGTATGATAACATCATCGATTATGTAAATTCTAAGACATATGTTCCCGATTTCTGTAACTTCTTAGAAACACTTCTACTTAAAGATAAAGACATTTTAAAGGATAGGGAGACTTATAACGTTGTGAACCCCGAACCTCTTAGGACATCGGATGTATGTGATCTCATGGAAATTTATGACCATCATAACCCAAATTGGAAATTTGTAAAATTATCAGATCTTGATATCAAAGCAGCTAGAAGTAATTGTATCTTGAATTGTGAAAAAGTTATAAGAATTTACCCCATGAAAACAGAACGTGATGCTATGGAGGAAGCATTGTTAGGATGAAGCGTGCCGTTCTTCTCGCTGGGGGATCGGGAACCCGTTTAGGTGTTCTGACCAGAGCAAATTCCAAACAACTTTTGGGTATTTATAATAAATTGATGATTCATTTCCCCCTACAGACCTTAAAGGAATTGGGGTATCGTGAGATTTTAATCATTTGTGCCAACCTTGAACAGAGAAACCAATATATAAAAGTATTGGGAAATGGATTGGAATATGGATTACTCTTGGATTATGCAATTCAGGGAGAACCGAAAGGATTGGCGGATGCTTTCATAGTTGGTGAAGACTTTATCAAAGATGCGGATGATGTTATCATGATGCTTGGAGATAATGTCATCATTGGTCAAGATTGGTCAAAATTTCAAGAATCATCCGAGGCTATTTTCACCTATAAGGTATCAGATCCATCTCAATATGGAGTGGTTATTAAAAATGAAGATGGTCATATTGATAAACTTGTGGAGAAACCCGTAGAATTCATCTCAGAAGACGCTGTGATCGGTCTTTATAGAGTTGGTAATGGGAAACGTGCCACTGAGATTGCCAAGTCTTTAAAGCCCTCTCAGAGAGGAGAAATCGAGATCGTGGACTTTATCAAAAAGTTGAATGATGTTGAATATTTACAAGTCCATGAATTGAATGGATTTTGGTTTGACTGTGGCGATGTGGATTCCCTATTGGATTGTGCAAATCTCGTAAGAACAATTGACAAACGATCAAATCATGCGATTGGACTTGAAAAAGCGAAATGAGTGTGGTAAGTTGGTTTTGTGAAATTAAGCGAACTTCTGGTAGAGAAATACCGTCCCCAAACCCTTGATGATCTGATCATCTCAAAGGAGAATAGAAAAATCATTGAAGGGTTTGGTAAAAATATCCCCAACCTATTATTTACGGGATCGGTTGGCGTAGGTAAAACCACGACCGCTAGAATCATCGTAAAAGATGTCCTCAAATGTGATTATCTCTACATCAACGCCTCTGATGAAAATGGCATTGATACTATTCGTGATAAAGTAACCGGATTTGCTCAGACTAAGAGCTTTGACGGTGAGTTGAAAGTGGTTATACTTGATGAGGCAGACTACCTTTCAGGAAATGCTTCCGCGTGTTTGAGGAATCTAATGGAAACATATTCAGAAACCACTAGATTCATTCTCACGGGAAATCATAAGCACAGGATCATTCCAGCATTACAATCCAGATGTCAGTCATTAGACTTAAAACCAGATCTACAAGGAGCATTCATGAGATGTCTCCTGATTTTATCAAAAGAGAATATTGAAGCATCTAAGGAACAAAAAGTATTGTTATCTGATCTTGTAAGGCAGAACTTCCCCGATCTTCGAAAATGTATCAATGATATCCAAAAATACTCAGGTGGAGGAGTCTTATCCATTCCTATAAACAAAGATACTAATGAAATTAGTAAGTTGATATGGGATAATATAGAATCAAAAAATTCATTAGACACTCGTAAATTTCTAATCAAAAATGAATCAAAATTCAATGGGGATTGGGAGGTTCTTTTAAAAAACCTTCTGAATTACTTATATGATCTAGATATTGATGATATTCTAAAAAAACAGGCGATTCTAACGATTGCTGATCATCTATTCAAGATGGTTCATGTCACAGATCGTGAAATATGCACATTCGCATGTATTTTAACACTGGAACAATTATAATATGTTCACTTTAGAAGAATTGAATGAAATAGATAGTGCCTTATATTATATGATAAGGGACAGATGAGAATACCAAGAGTTAATATCTACTAAAAATATTAAAAATAGGGATGGTTTAGCTCCTACGAAGGAACAAATCAAAGAAGGATTTAAATCCTGTAATGATTTAGAAAAACTCAGAGAGAAAACCCAAAAGATTTTATCAGATCTTAGGCGTTTCTAAATGCTTTTCCAGCTCCAGCTCCAAATCCCCTACGTTGAGTAGATCCCGCTTGTTGCTTGGAACCTTTTTGAGCTAGAACGAGTTCATCGACAAGATCCTCAAGAGGCATTGTCATTGGATCTCCGGAGAATGTTACAAGACCCTTGGCTTGTGCATCCTTAACCAAGGCTACAAGCTCTTCTGCGGCTTGTTTAGCCTTGGTAGCTCCTTTATCAAACTTGGCTTGATCTTCCGCGCTATTATAAACATCTTTAACGTTCTGTCCAACTTGAGAAGCAGCGGCTTTAGCACCTCTACCAAGATCTTTGGCCTTATCCATAAAACCTTTACCCGCTCCCTGAATAGCCCTTTTACCTATACCACCAATGGCACCAAGACCACCAAAAAGTTCATTGATAACTTTCTCAGAGAATTGGTCAACATATTCCTGTTCGGATTCTGACATAATAGAAAGATTGGCGGAAACCTGAGCCAATGTCATCTTTGAAAAGTTCTCCTTGAGAAGTTGAACTGAATATGCTTCCTGAAGAAGACGTTGATCGTTGCTGTTATATTGCGACATATTATTATTTACCAATTTGTTCGTAAAGATTCACTAAATCCGCATTACTATTTTTAAGTTTTGTGGATTCCCCTGCGAGTTTCAAAGAAGTCGGGGTATTTTTACCATTTCCTTTGTCAGTAACCCTTGTGATATCTTTAGGATTAGGAGTATATTCTTCTGGTTTAAAATTGGTCTTATCCTTACGTTTAAATTGATCAGGAACCTTACCAGTATTAATAGTATCGGAGTCATCAATATCGATCATATCAGGGGAAACGGAAATCATACCATAATGACGACCTCCTCCATGATCTCCTGCAATCGTAATGACATTTGATAATGCTGTTTTTTGTTGATTACCAGAGGATGCTCCCGAGAGATTATCTCCTACTTGTGTAACACGGATATTTAAACCGCTTTTAGCAAGGTCATCTAGCTCCTTTTGGATATTGGAAGGTAGTGCCTTATATGTAGGTGAAGATTTATAATTAGATCTAAATTTCACAATATCTCCCGGTAGATAACCCCCAGCTTGATATCTCGACACGACCGATTCATAGACTGAATTAAATTTCTTTCCCATAGACACTATTTAATCTAAAGCATATGACATTAAATAAAAGTATGAAATTTAAAGATCTGTATGATTTTGTTTTGGAGGCTAAGGGGACGAAACCCGGTGAGCGTTTTGAGCGTGTAACTAATGCGGAAGGTCCGTCGGGTATCTCCTCATCTCCTATCGGTAAGTCTAATTACAACCCAGAAGTATTTGTCCCAACCAAAAAAGATCCAAATGATGTGGGTATGAAGGATCAAATGTCTATTATATCCATCCTCGGAAAAGGTTTTCAACTACTCAACAATGATTCATCATTTAAAGATCAACTTACAAGTGTAATGAAAGCTTTTGAAAAAAATAGAAATCAAATTAGCCATTACCAAGAGTCTGTCATCAAATCAAAGCCTAAAACCATAGATAATTTATGGGGGCAATATAATAACTTACTTAAAAACATTCATACACCATCTAGAAAATTAACACCATCTGACTTAGAGAAGTATAAAGAAGACATTGTAGATGTAAAGGCCAGATTAGATGGACACCAAGCCGAACTTGAAAAGGTTTATGGGGAAATTGAAAGTGTTGTATCTGATAACGAAGAAATGAATAATAAGTATGTGGCACAATTGATCTCCATAGTCCATGATACCGCCAAACTTCTTCACAGGAAAACTGTCATTGAAATGTTATCAAAGAAGGATGGGCGTAAAATGTCAACGATTGACATGAATGATTTAGATTACGACAAATTAGAACAAAAGGTTGCCAAAGATTTGGAATCACAATTAAGACTGTTAGAATTGTTATCATATAATACAGAATCTAAATCGGAAATTTTATTAAACATTGATGATTTTTCTGAAGGTGAGATGGACAGTAATTACTATGAAGGAGGTGGTGATAAGTTAAAATCATTTTCACATATGGAACGAGATTCCGATGGAGTAGCAGGGAAAGTAGAATCTCCTCATGTAAAAAAAGATGAAAAAATAGATAAAGTTCATAGATCAGCCAAACATTACCTAAATCCATTGATGGCATTTTTAGCAACAACTAAAGATGAATATATAACAGCTAAAGATTTATATTTCCAAGTTAAAAGGGGTGATAATTATAGTATATCTATACAACAATTATATCATAATCTACCTCTGTTTAAAATGGTTAATTATTTCTATAATTCCGTCAACAAAGGAGCTAAGATAACTCTAAATACCAAGCAAAAGAAAAGAACTGATGCTGCCATGGGAGGAGATTCCATGATGGATCGACTTTCCAATATCTCAAATGCGAAAGACTTTGAAGAAATGAAACCGGATCTTATCAAATATCTCAAAAAACTCGACATTGATAAAAATCAAAAGAATATGTTGGTGGGAATGGCTAATGGTGCGTTCCAACCTGTGAAGAGTCGCCCAAATGCCGCCTTTAAGATCAGATCATCTCTAGCATCTCAAGATATTACCGAATCCTTCGATTCACTATGTTCTAATATATTAACATCCTTATCTTGGGATGAAAATGACTTCGATATAGATAAAATGGAATTGAAATAATGGCAATTAAGATAAATTCTCTAAAAGTAGAGAAATCCACAGGAAAAGCTCTGGATAATGGTTACTTATACCAAGATCTGACACTTGACATGAAATTGGGGGGTTCTTTTAATGGAAGGCTGAACAAAAATGAGTATTCAACTGATGTTCAGGGTAGTTTCGATTTGGAAGCCGTTAAAAATTCCATAAGTAATGCATTTCAAACAACTCCCGGACAGAAAATACTAAATCCAACATTTGGGATAGATTTGAGACGTTTCTTATTTGAACCTGTTGATGATTTCATTGCAGATATTATTCAAGATGACATAGAAAACAAACTCCCAAGAGCGGAACCTAGAGTTGTAGTGAGAAATGTTTCAGTTGTGGGAGATGAAGAATCACAGCAATATAACATATCATTACAAATCGATGTGCCATCTCTTGGAGTTACGGGGGTCTCCCTAAAATCGAAATTGGATAGTAGTGGTTATACTATACTCTAACCAGCCGCATAATCTAGAGATTAAATAGTAATAATGGCTGATACCTTTCCATCTGTCCCAAAATCAATCACGAATTCTTTCGTGGGTAAAAATGATGTAATTGATTCAAATCAACCTATGTCCTTTTTGGAATTTATTAAGATTATATCGGTTTCTTTAGATACATCTTCTTTACAAACTTTTTATTCAACTTATATAAATCGATGGAATTCCATTAAAAAAACATCAGATAGTAAAGATGATACTACCATAGTTGAGAGGTATAAGGATTTCCTTAAGGATATTTCAATTAATTATACAACCCTAGAAGAAAAGAGATTCCTCTCTAATCTAGATTTCAATGACCCATATGATTTGGATATAGCATTACCATTTTTCTCTAAAAAATTGGTGGAGATAGCTAGATATTACAATGGAAAGAGAGAGGAGAGTAAATTTGAAATCACTAGAAAGAAGCTAAAGGGTAGTGTATTTGGGAGTGAACGATCATTTAAAGATATTATATTGAATTACCTCGATGGAGTTGAGGATGGGAAAATTCTTTATGATATAGAACGAATAAAAAATGATATAGAGATAGAGATAGAAGAGTTATATGATACCACATCATCTTACTTTAATCATACCCCTGATTCATCGGTATATGATGATAAATCAATAGATCTTGGATTTTCAATAGGAGATGTATTAAAATCCAGTGAAGTGTTGGTAGAGGAGATATTTTCAGATCTAAGTGAAGATATGAGAAATCTAAAAGAGGCGGATGATCTATTTGATAATAGAAAACGAATCTCGGAGAAATATATATCAACGGACTTCTATTACCTATCAACAGGAAGCACTGTAACAGATTTTATATCAGGAAAAGTATTAGATGCTGATAATCCAGTGTTGAACTTTTTAAATCGAGATTTCCCAACTACAGCTTCATCAGAATCTCCAATTCTGTCTAGTGATA